TTATGCCACGTCGATCCACTCAGCGCCTCGGCTGTCTCGGTACAGGTCGGTCATAGTGGCCGAACGGTGACCCAGCAGCTTCTGCGCATCACGCCCTTCGAGTTCGTGAAGTCGTGCGGCGAGGGATCGCTGCTCGTGAAAGGAGGGTGGCTGGCGGCCAAAAGTTATCCCCAGCTTCACGCCGGCTTTGTCGCGTGCCTCGGCAAAGGCAGAGCTCAGAGTGTCCAGCACCAGCGCCTGGCCAGCTTTTGCCCGGCCCGAAGCTTGTGCATGGTGCACCAGGTGTTGTGACAGAACGCGGTCGCGGCATTGTTTAATTACAGTGGACAGATCCAGCCCGACCGACTCGAGGCGAAGCGCGGTGCTGATCCGCAGCCTGGCACCGGTCTTGGACTGAATGACATGCAGGAAACCGTCGTGTACGTCCTTGAACAGCATCGATGCAATATCGTCACGCCGCTGGCCGGTGAGCACCGCCAGTTCCATTGCCCTGCGAAGCCAGGGTTTCGTGGCTTCCTCGTAAATCGCCTTCCACAGTTCCAGCGTCAGCCGTTCGCGCTTGATGTTCACCCGCGCCGCCTTGGTCACCTCGACCGGGTTGGCGTCTGCCCACCCCCGCGCCTGCGCCTCGGCGAACACGTCTCGCAACAGCGAACGCATTGCCCTGGCCATCTGCGCCTTTCCCTCTTTGGCCATACCCGTCAGGTAATCGGCCACATCCATCGTCGTGATGTCCTTAATCCCCTTCGAACCGAATACTGCCGTCAGGCGGTTTAACCGCATGCCCACGTTTTTGTTGCTGCTGGCTGACAGCTTGCGCTCGGCGAACAGCTCGCGGTATTCGTCCAGCCATTCCGAGAACAATTTGCCAGGCGCTGGCGCCGGGGTGCTGATGCGCTCTGCGAGCGTTGGCTTGATAGCGTCTGCGTGGTTGGCGGCGACGGCCTCACGGATCGCCGCCTCCTTATCCTTGCCCAGGCCGAACACGCGACCACTGACTGGGTCGCGGTAGGTGTAATAAGTGACGCCGTTGCGGGCGTCGGTCTTGCGGTAGAGATTGGGCGGAAGATCCTTCGACCCGGTGTTACGCGGCCTGGGCGCCATTGCGTGCTCTCTCTATTCTGCTGATCAGGCTCCCGCCGACGATCCGTACGGGCTGCTGATCAGGTTCTTGGTAGTGGGCGTCGGACTCTACATAGTAGTTGCGCCCGTGCTTGACCGGTACTGGCGCGATTCGGCCCTCTCGGGCCCATTTGCGCAGGGTGTTGGGGCTGGGCGGCGTCTTGAACTCGGCCGCCGCCCATTCATCCAGGGTGACTTTTGCCATGATGATGCTCCGCGCCGCGCTGGGCGGCTGAAGGTGGGTTAGGTTTTTGCTGCTTTTGCGTGCCCGACGCACACCTTGGTGGGTTCGCCTTCTGCGTCCAGGTGGGCGTGGCACATGAATCCTTTTTGGTCGTGGGCCATGAACTCCGCATCGCAAGTGGTGATGGGCGACTGATTAGCAATCGAGCCCAGCCGATATGCGCACCCGTGACAGGCGCCTGCCGGGTCGCACTTGCTGGCGATTATCACGCCCTGGCACGCGCCGATGAGTGTTGGCAGGTTCACGCTGGTGAACTTGTCGGGGTGGACGCCGCATTCCTCGATCAGCACCTGGTCGCTCATCTCCGCGCAGTTCTCCGCGACCGAGTTGGCCATGCCGATCAGCTGCGCCGTGAACTCAACCAAACGGCGCTGGCCATGGATCTTCAGGTAAGCCTCCAGCGCAGAGCGCCGCCCTGCCAGATCCAGCTGCGCCATGCCCGCCAGGTTCGAGGCATCACTTTTTTCCATGCTGTATTCACAGTTTGCAGGCATACGAATACCTCGCCCGCCGCTCACCGGCAGGCATGTAGGGGGATTGGGGTTGCTTCGATCGATCGGAAGTGGATCAGGCGGCGATTCGTGGAACCAGAACACCGAGATCCGCCAGGCTCTGTAGCGCGATCGCGCATTCATCACCGAATGCAAACATTGCGCTGCCGGCGCCTGATCGGCCTTTCTTGTGGCTGTTCTCGTGGCCTGGCACAAAGGCGATTCGCCCTCTGATCAGCAGGGTCGCCGATGCATTGGCCATTGCCTCCTGGAACCACTCGGCATCCGTCCGGCTGAACACCAGCGCAATACCGTCGCCGTGAGCAATCAGCCGTCGCATCCAGAAGCCTGTGTCAGGGCCATAAGGTGGATTCATCCATACCCGCCCCGACCATTCCTTCGACAGGCCGTCATCGAAGATTGTGTACTTCGTCTTTGCCGGTACCGCCGTCACATAGTCGTGCGGGCTGGATGGGTCAAGGTCGAACAGCAGCCCGAGCCTTTCGAAGATCCACGCAGGCGTGTACCACTCGACGCTCTTGTGTTTCGGCGGTGCCTCGCGGGCGCCTATCATTCCGCTCATGGCCTTGGCCCTTCATCAACAGTGATGCCGGCGGCCGTCAGCGCATTGCGCACATCAATGACAGGTACCAGGCCCATGGCACAGTCGGCCGTGTCGTCCTTCTCGCGGTCGAGGCGTCCGTCGTTGTCCCAGGCTTCGACGGCGGGCAAGTCCACCACCAGGGCTTGGCGCGAGCGCTTGAACCAGTACCAAGCTCGGGCAACTCGCGGCACGCTGTAGCTGTCGCCCAGGCGCTGAAGCTTGATGAACGCCACGGGCAACTTGCCATTGTCTTCGCTGAATGCCTGCTCGAACTGATCCTGCATTGTCTGCGTCATGGCCTGGGTCCTCGGAAGATGAACACGTAGGCGAACCAGAGGGTGGCGATCATGGCGTCACCCGCTTGCGCACCCACACGCACATAGGGCCGTCGTCGGTATCGTGGATCGAGAAGATGAACCAGCCTTCACCATCAGGCGTGGTCGGATACCAGGCCGCACAGTCGGCAATACCCTCAGCAAGCCAAGACGCTTGCACCTCTTCTGACGCGTCGTACTCGAAGGCCAGCTCTCGAACTTCCAGGCCGCGCGAGTCAAACCAGGCGTATGGGATCAAATCGTCATCAGTGGATGGCCAGGCTGGGTGGGTCCAGTAGCCAGCATCGTCACGCTCAACTGGTAGCGGCCGGATCAAAACAGTTTCTTCAGGCATGACTTCGTCCTTGCCGCTATAGCGGCTGACTTTGAAGGGGGAGGGGTTACAGGTTTTGCGGGTGGAGTACGGATGTACTCTTACGCGGCTGGAGCTGACTCAGCCTTCTTGGCCTGGCGCGCCTTGAAGCGCTCGTAAGGCCCGCCGGGCAGCGATGCAATCTCGTTAGCGGCCTTGATCAGCAGATCGCCCAGGGCTTTCTGGGCCTTCGGTGTAAATGCCTTGAATCGTGTGCCCGGCGGGTAGTAGGCGGCGTACGCCAGGCGGGCGCAAAGCGTCGAAGCTTCTTCGAGGCCGCTACTTCGACCGTACCCGATTAGGGTTTCGCGATCTTCCTGAATGGGCGCCGTCGCTACCGGCGCGGGATGCTCGGCGTTCATTGGGTTAGGTGAATATCGCAAGGCCGACTTGTATGCGGCGTCGAGCGCGTCATCCAGATCGCCGCCAGCCTTCTTTGCCTCATTGAAGGCAATGATCATTTTCGCCCGGACGTCGTAGCAGCGCTCAACCGGCATGCACGCCATCTGCTCAGTCTCGCCACTGCCATTCTTTTGTTTGGCTGTCATCCCCGAACCTCCACGTCTGTTGTGATGGCCTTAACGACAACCGGGCCAAGGATTCGGACACCTCGCTGGTCATTTTTGAACGCACGATTGATTCGGCCGATTGCCTCTTCCCGGGCCTGCCGATATACCTGATCGATCTTGCAATCCGGCCCCCAGCTTCCGATGTTCGAGATTTCGATAGTGAGGCTGACCGTTGCGCCGGTAGTGGTCCGCACTGTTGGTCGATTGGTCATGGCAGCTCATCCCCTACGATCATCTTGCAGGGTCCCAGGCGTACAGCCTTGAGTTCAGCCCGCAATTCATCTATCTCCTGATCGGCAGCGGTCAGGCGCTGTTGGAGTTCGTTGATCTTCAGCTCGGCCGTGGCGAGCTGGTCATCACGCGCCTCGATAGCCGATAGATTCTTGATGCCGTGGCTTCGAGAACGGAAATTCTCCAGTTGGCGGCTCACATCACCCAGCTCGTCCTGGCGCTCGCTAATGCGATCCTCCGCCTGCTCGACGATCTTCTGAACCTCGTGCACGTCGATCCAGTTCCCCATGGCCTGGTCTTCAAACTTCTGCACCGACTTTCCTGATGGCGAAAGGAGGAAGGCATAGCGCGGGAGCGCATTCAGCTTGTCCCAGAACTCAAACCCTTCACGTGTTTGTGTGTTACGCATTGTGCAATCTCCCATTAGTTGTCGGTGCCGGTGTAGGTGCGCCAAGGCACCTTCACGCCGTTGACCAGAAAGCCCCAGTCACCACGCCACTTGCTGGTGATGAAGAGGGTGTAAACGCCGCCGGGTGAGACCTCGTCGATACGGTGGTACTCGCCGTGATTTAGGCGCGCGGTGTCGCCCGGCCTCCGAATCTTCATTGACAGCTTGCAGAGGTCGTCCTGCTCTTCCCGCCAGAGCAGGGGAAGGCCAGGTGTCAGCATTTCGAAGTGGGTCGCAGGGTCAAGCCGTTGCTCGGTGTACCAGCCGCGCAGAATGATCGTGCGGGCGTTCCACGGGTGGTCGTGCAGATCCCGGTCTTCGTCGTGCCGCATGATGTGGTGCACGCGGAACGACCACGGGCACCACCACAGCGCTGGCTTGTGCGTTTCGCGGGAGTATGGGTTGAATAGCCACCAGCGGCCCATGTACATCTCGGTGCCGTCGGCGGACATGATGTGCTGGTATGGGGTGCGCCGGGCGCGGGCGATGAGCCAGGCGGCAACCGCCGGGCGCGCAAGCAGCTTGGCGACAATGCGCCAGAATAAGTTGATCACGGGGAGTCCTTGCCGGGCCATGCCCGGGGTGTGGTGCTACGATGGCCCCTTCCTCTAAATGGGCTGGACCATGACAAAGCACGATATTTACGATGACATCGAAGGCTTTCAGGTTTGGAACTACATGGAGTGCGACAAGGACGAGGAAGGCCGGGAGACCTGGCGTATCAACGTCGAGGTGAAGCGCGGTGGTGAGGTGGTGGTGCCGGTTGTTGCCGGTGACCGAACCTATGTTGACCGTGGCCTGGCGCAGGTTGCCGGGCGTGAGGTCGGGGCCCGGTTGATTGCCGAGGGCGTTTAAGCCGCAAAGGCCTGGCGCTCAGCCACTCGCCATGGGTCGTTGGCCCTGGCCAGTGCTGCCATCGGCGGTGGGCTGACGCTGTTGCCGCACATGTGCACCTGTTGTGTCTTGGTGAACGGCTTGCCGTCGGCGCCGTGGCTGATGATGTAGTCGGCCGGGAAGCCTTGGGCTTTGTACAGCTCGGTCGGCTTCAGCATCCGCAGGCAGATGTCGACGATCACATAGGGCGTGCCCTTCACCATCACTGTGACCATGGCCAGGCGGTCCTTGGTGGTGATCGTCGGCGCCGGCGAGTCGCAAGCGCTGATGTTCTCGGTACCGTAGTAGCTGATCAGGAAAGCGGCTACGCGGAGGGCACCGGCTTCGTGTTCAGGCGAAAGGGTGAGCGACACCAGCGAGCTCTTTCCCCCGCCACCGGCAGTAATGGTCGGCGCCGGCTCCTCCAGGCCCTGGCCAATGCTCCCGCCGAATGCTCGCTCCATGAATGCGCTGACCAACCCGTGGTGCTGGCCACCGGCGCTGACGGTGTGCAGCGGGTCATTGACGTCCCGGGCATCGCAGTTGCCGCGCAAGTGCACCAGGTTCGCCGCCACCAGCTGTTGCTGGCTGCCGGTGTTGGTCACCGTGGTCATCGGGTCTTCGATGCTCTTGGCGTCGGTGGTGTTGAACCCGCCATTCATCTGGGCCATGAAGGCGGTGGCCACCGCGCGGTGACTGCGTGTCATGAGCGTACCGACTGGCTGATCTGCTGTAACTGGGTGACCGGCATACACCGGCCCACCAGCACCCACCAGAACCGAACTGGTCAGTGCGAGCTTAACGCCGCCGGCTATTACTGTGCCGAGTGGTTGGTCCAGACCCGGCACGCGCGGCTCTTGGCCTGGGCGCTCGCCGTAACCGCTTTGAATCAAGGTGGCCATGGCCAAGGAGTGTCCGCCGCTTGCTGTGACCGTGCCCAGCGGGTCAGCAGAGGATTTGCAACCGTCTCCCCAGCGCTGGACGCCTCCCGGCTTACCTTCGCCGTGGGCAGCGGTAACCATCACGGGGCTGACCACCGAGAAGGCGCCGCCCTTCGGGTAGGAGGTGACGGTGCGCAGTGGCTCGTCGGCTGACTGCACTGCCTCGCCGGACCAATTGGCAATTGGCACAATGAACGGCGACGCGCTGTCGATGACGAACTTCTTCATGCCCTTGGCAACGCGGCGCAGGGTGGCCGGGGCCAGGTCCTTTTTCCGGACAAAAATGCTTTTGCCCAAGTCGGTGAAGTCGATGCAGTCAGCGGCGGTCTTCCACTTCTGCTGGCCCTTGGCGGGGTTTTTGGCGTGGGTTGGCTCCGGCCACACGATCGGCTGCCCATCGCACCGGGCGATCATGAACAGGCGTTCCCGGCTGGTCGGCGCGCCGAAGTCGCAGGCCTTGATCACCTTCCATTCAACGACGTAGCCCATGCCTTCCAGCAGCCCCACGAATCGGCGCCAGGTCCGGCCACGCTGTTTCGGGTCAGGGATTAGGAACTGCTGGCCCACCGGTACAACCTCACCAGGTGCGGCAATGTTGCCGTCCAGCTTGACCACGCGACCGGTGGCTCTGTCGCGCTTGGCGATAAGCCGACCCCACTGCAAGATCTGCTTCACATTCTCCAGGCTGATCACCCGTGGCCGCTTCATACCTGCCCACTTGAGCCCGATCCATGAAAGGTTCCGGATCTCGCGTTTGCGAGGTTGCCCGCCGGCTGCCTGGCTGTGGTGCGTGCAGTCCGGCGACATGTGAAACCAGCCAACGGCCCTGCCGCCACACTCGGTGTCCGGATCACCCTCGAATACGTCGGTGGTGAAGTGCTGGGCGCCTGGGTGGTTCATGGTGTGCATGCTGATCGCTTGGGGACTGTGGTTCTTCGCGACGTTCACCGCGCGGCCCAGGCCAATCTCCAGGCCGGTACCGGCACCACCACCACCGCAGAAGAAGTCGACAACGATCTCATCGTCCTGAGGGTTGAAGCCGAGTCCGTATTGGGTTTTGAAATCGAAGGGGTGCTTCTTCTGTTGTGCGGACATAGCGGGATCCTCGCCGGCTGGCGTGATTCGTTGATATGGGGTCTTGCGTGTTACCGGGAGGGGCGCCGGGTCAGGCGGCTTGATCTACATCGCTGCCAGGCTTCGGCATCGCAAAGGCCGGAACGATTGTTTCGAGAGGATCACCCTTCATCGGCATGATCACTCCTACGAACCGGTCTTTAAGCTCGTAATTCGCTAAGCGGACAACTACCGATCGGCAGTCGTCTCGGGCTTCCAAATGAAGACCGCCGCCTGCGAAAGCCTTGCGGCCGGTGAGGATTGTCGCGATCTTGTTGAACGCTTCGATGTACTCGCCGTTGATCCAGGGGAACTGGGTTTCGAGCTTTTCCCGCTCGGTTGGCAGCACTTTCCGCCAGTCAGGGAATTTACCGTCCACGAGCTCGGTTTTCTCGGTGAGATGAGCGCCAATACCGAATGGCTCTGGCGGGTCAGTCGCTTCAACGCAACCGGTCACGACGGAAAACTTCTCAGCGATCCAAAGCTTGTTCGGCTCGAAAGTATCCGGCCCGCGCCGCGTGGTGCAGGCTGAAATCAAGCGCTTAGAGGGAATCCCCACCAGCAGCGAGTTGTGATCCTCATGCATCCAGCCTTCAGGGTCGTGGATCACACCGAGGAAGTCGCCGTTGGTAGCGGCGATAACCACCCCTCCGTCCGGATGGCGCTCAATATTCACAGCGTTCAAGTAGTAACGAACATCGTTCTTCGCCGCGCACTGGTACATGGCCGCGAAGTACTTGGGGTTGATTCGAGCGAGGTATTCCATAGTGTTCTCCAATGCAGGCGCCGCCCTCCGGTTACCGGATGCAGCGATTAGGGTGGGTTATGCGGGTGTTTCGATTTCGTCGTCAGGATCTGGAGGGTCTTCAGCGAGCGACTTCAATCCCGCTGCCCTGATCATCTGCGACACCTTTTCATTAACTACAAAAGGTGTCGTGACACACTTGAGCATCTGCGCCGCCGTTTCGAAGTCGGCGGCGATCACGTTTCGCAGCAGGTTCTGGAACACTTCCTGCTGGTTGTTGAAGCCATGCTGCTTCATCAGGCGCTTGAGGTCTGCCTTGAAAACGCCTGCCACCTCAACAGTAAACTTCTCGACGCCCAATGCAGCGTTCTTCTCGTTCGCCTTCTCGCGCTTGCGGCGCTGCTTCAGGGCTTCCGCCGTCGGCTGCTGCTCTTCCTCGGCCATGGCCTACCTCTTCGATTTCATGTGCTGGCAAATCAAGCCATGCCTGCCGCCGGCGCTGTCGCACCTGGTTGCTGATGCGCTTCATGGGGTGTCGGCGAACTTGAAGCCGTTCTCCTGGGCGATCAGCGTCACGCGCTTGATATGCATGCCCAGGTTCTTTGCGGCCACGCTGGCTACGACGCCTTTGGCGGCTTCGGCGCGCACGGCCGGAGCCAGCTTGTCGCGTTCTTTGCGGAGGCGTTCGTGGTGAGCCGTGGTCCCGTTATAGGGGCCGTCGACTCCGACGCCGTTCGGGATGACCTGAACTGACTTGCCGGCGCCGAAGTAAGCGTCCAGCTGCTGGTTCAGGTTGTCGATGATCGAGTCGCGCGGGTTGGGCATTGGCACGCCGATCATGGCTGCGCACCGTAGTAGGCGAACAGCACCATCATCCCGGCAAAGCCAAGCGTCCAGCGCAGCATGCGGAGACCGAATCGCCGTGACGTTGCCTTGGCAGCGCTGAAGAAGTCTGCGTTTCGCTCGAGCTGATCTGCGTACTGGCAGGCGCCATCGTGGCCGGTGCGCGCGCCGCGGGAAACGCCTGTTGAGCGCTCCACAACATCGAACAGGTTCTTGCCGAGCGGTACCACGTTGAAGCGGGGCACCTTTACTGGTTCTTCGCGACCGATCTTCATGTACATCTCCGAAGTGGAAAGCGAAACACGTTCCCGCAGGGCCTGCAGAACGGCTTGGCTTTGTTGGATGGCTGGGTTCATGCCGACTCCTTGGTTGTGGTTGCGTTTATTCGTCAGCAGCCTGACCGCCTGGTGGGTGCCGGTGGGCCCAGGGGAGAATGCTGACGAATAAAGGCGAGCCGTAAAAAAGCCCGGTAGGGACCGGGCTTTTCCCTCTTTACGTAACAAGCCAGCGGGGCCATATGGGCTGCGCTGGTATCTGTGCGTTTACATGGCTGCCAATCCTCCGTTGTTCGCTCACTGGGTTGGCAGTGGCCACCGTTCTCTAGGGTTGCTGCATGCAGGTGGGCGGTTATAGGCCGCGTTTTCGTCCGCATCGGGGTGTGAACTGCATGACGTTTGTCTGCCTTTGCTCTCGCGCTGGCTGGCGGTACTCAGTTCACACCCCGATGCGGCCTGGTGCTGGGGAGTACCAGGGCCTCGGGCAGTTAACGACAGGCTGTCGTGGCGCTGGTTGTTCAGTCGTATGGAAGCTCTACCGCTTCGCTTCCACTCTCCAGTACGCCAAGTGCGGCCTGGTCGAAGGCGAGGTGAATCGATGTGGCTCCTTGCTCGTCGTCCCGCTCAAGCTCGCTGACCAGTTCCTTCAAAAACTGTTTCCGGTCGAGGATTTTGCAAGCGGTACCTTCTTCGTCCCGAGCCGGCCACGTGTCGGCCATTTCCGTGATATTGCAGAGGCAGTCGACACCGATTCGGATCACCAGGTGATCGCCTTCAATGCCTATGGAAAGTGCTTCTTGAGCTGGTTCTACGTTCATGTTTGATCCTCGGTTGTCATCCCGCTGCACCCTGTCGCCAAGGTGCAGCAGTGATGCTGTCCGTCCTATTGCCGCCGGTAGGGGCGGTGCGCATTGCTTGCCGGGTCACTCACTCAGTTCTGGCGTTTCACCATCGAGCAGCCGTACAAGGTTTTCCCTGTCGTTGGCAGGCTTTCGGGCCTGTCTGCTCGCCGGTCGCCGGTAGAGGCAATGCGGTCTGTTGTTTGTTGCGCTGGCTGTTAAAGAGCGGTGGTTCTCCGCAGCGGAGGTGTGTCACTGCGATGCGCTCAATTTAGAAAACTAAACAGAAGGAGTCAATATTTATTTTAGATAACTTAACAGCTGGTCCGAGCTACGTCCTCGCTGAGAGTGCGATCCGAGCTATTTACGCATATGAAAATGGTGGGGTATGATCTGTTTATTGCTGTATAGATATACAGTTAAAGGGAGTGTGAAATGGCCAAGAAGAAAAAGCAGGAAAGCCCTGATCGGGTTGTGATGAGCGGCCTTGAAAGCCTCGGCCTACGAGTTTCCTCAATGATCAACCACCCCGTAGCGCAGCAACAGCGGTGGGTCACGATTCACCGGCTTGATACTGACGGCGACCGAGAGTGGCAGGAGGTTATGAGCCTATTGTCAGAAACAGACGGCATTGAAATGACCTTCAACGACGACGCAACCGTCACGTTAAAGTGGGAAGCATCAACTGATCAAGACCCGTCGGTCCAGGAACACGATGAGCTTTCCGTTGTGGAAGAAGAGCCAGCGCCTTTCTGACGCGTACAAAAAGCCCGCTCATTGGCGGGCCGTTGTTTATTCAGATTTTACGGATGAGGGTTCGAGCATAGGCTTTGAGTGATCTTTGCCAGCCTGAAATACAGAGACTGTAGTTGAGACCGCCGACAGAACATTAGCCTGATTTGCGAAATAAGCACCCACGACAATCGCCCCGACTGCCAATAGCTGCGCAATGACGCTCGCCCAAAAATGGGTTTTCAACGTCGCAGCTTCTTTTGCTGAGGCTTCGGCTGATGCAGCAGCCTGAACGGACTGTTCTGCAAGCATACGAAATTTCTGGCTCCACTCATCAGACAGAGTGATAGACGAATTCAAGCTCTCGTTGAAGCGCTTGTCTCTTTCAGCCTGCACTGCTAGGAAAGCGTCGATTTTTGAAGAAACAGATTCAGCGCGAGAATCCATCTTTGTTTCGATGGTTTCTAGTTTGGCATTGAATTCTTCGCGGCTTATTTCACTCATGGATTCAGTATGTACGCGCGTCGTTAATCTGTCATTAGCCGTGCTAGAGAACTGCGCTTCGGCCCATTTCGAGAAAAGCTCGTCATCGTCGCTTTTGCTGAACGGGCTCACGATTTACTCGCTCTCGATTCGATGATTTTTTTGGCAACAAATTTTGCTGAAGACGTTCGCAGATTCCCACATTTTTTACACATCAATACAAAGGCAAGAATCATATCTGGCGTATCTAAAGAGCGAATTTCAGAGATGCCAGGCTTTCCACCCGACTTGAGATTTATAGACCATCCAAAATTCCCACATGCTTCGCATTTTCCAGTGGCTTCAATGGTCGTAAGGTAATCTACGAGCTCATCAAAGGTAACTGAATGAATCGCATCTAGCTCATTTTCGATTGTTAGGTCTAGAGACATTTTTGATTCCAGTTCAAATTGAGTGTATGTCTCGGGAGGCTAAAAATCTCAAGTCGAACGGGTCGACTTTCAGCTTCATGCCTTCCTTGCGTTCCAGATCAGCAGTACCTTTGCGTGAATCGTCACATCATCAATGCGCGCGGTCTGGTTTTCGTAGTGTTGATTGTCCGAGATGAGTCGGTAATGCTCTTCGTCCAGACGCATCATGCGCTTGATGTAAAGCTCCTGATGCCAGGTAACCACATAGATTCCCTCACCGATGAATTCGGTAACACCCCGGTCCACGATGACCAAATCCTTGTCGTTGATGGTGCCCTCCATGCTCTGGCCCCAGCCGGTGATCATTGCCAGAGCAGAAGTCGACGTGTATGTGACTCCCTTTTCGCGCAGCATTTCTTCGCGCACTACCAGGTTGCGGACTGCCTCGTTGTAGTCGGCCGGAACCTGTCCATGCCCCATCGCTCCGCGGACGTCGTATTGAGGTATTAGAATTTCTTCTTTAAGCGGGCGAAGGGCTGCCATGTTGGCGGGTAGATATGACTGGTCTCCCGCGACATCACCATCCGCCTCTGCCGCAGCGGCGAGGACCATCTCGCGCGCCTTGCTGGATAGATTCCGCCCAGCTTTAGAGGAGAGCATGTGAGCCACAAGGTCAGCGCTCGACGATCCTGCTTTAGGGCCATCCAGTGCTGCAGAGTCGCCGGGACTGCCTGTCCCTTCCGAAAGCCAGTCCGGTGAGCACTCCAATGCCTTCGCCAGGGCGAGAAGATTCTTGCCCTTGGCGCCATTGGTCCCGCCAACCCAAAAGCTGACCGTAGCCTTTGATACGCCAGTCAATTTGCTGATGTCAGTAGCGGTGAGGTTCAGCTCCCTCATTCGCTTAGCCACTCGATCTTTGAATTCCATATTTAGGATTCTAAACAGTTCCCTGTTTAGATAACTTGCCTTGTGTTGTTAAGAACTCTAAACTCGACGCAGACCCTGGAGACGAACCATGACCTACGACGAAGCCCTGAAATATTTCGGCACTGGCCGCGCTATCGGCGACGCCCTTCGCGTGACCGGTAGCCGGGTATCGCAGTGCCGTTCGGCGGGAGGCTTCTCCTACCCAATGCAATGCGTTCTCGAAAAAGAGTCCGCTGGCCAGCTCGTTGCTCGGCGCGAAGACGACCCGGCTCAGACGATGAGTGACTCGGCGGCTTGATCGACAAGCAAATGATCGCCCGAGCATGACAAGGGCGCCACGGAAACAAATTTGAGGTTTTACGAATGGAAGATTTCTTGAGGGCTTGCCACACCACCATCAAGGAAAGTGGGGCAGAAGAACTGGCTGGGAAGATGTGCCTGGCACACGTGAGCCTGCTGCAGCGCTCGAACCCGGACAACGCGGCCCATCACCTGACCATTGAGCACCTGTTCGGGATCCTGCTTCACACCGGCGATATGCGCCCGCTGAAAACCCTTGCTGACCAGTTCGGTTTTGAGCTTGTCGCAAAAGTGGCGCCAGCGCCTAAAGCCTTGACCGCCTCGCTCATTCACGTGGGCAAAGAAGTTGCGGACTTGACGATCGCCATTCATGAAGCCTTGGACGACAACCATGTCTCCGCCACCGAGAAGTTCGAGATTTTCACTGAGATATCCCATGTGCGGGAAAGCCTTGCTCAGCTTGAAAGCTCTGTGAAGGCCGCTTGAATCGCGGGCACAAAAAAGCCGGGCTGCAACCCGGCTCTTTCAACAACTTGTAAAACACTGTGGGGCCATTATGAACATGACAGCTACCCCTGGCAACACCCCTAGTGTCGCGACACTTTTAATCGATTGTGAAAAAGTGTCACGACCAATATTCAAGTCTACAGAGACTCACCAGTTCAGCGGGAGGGCTCTCTAATGGCCCGCGCACGCAACATCAAGCCCGGGCTATTCAGCAATGAGCTGCTGGTCGAGCTCCCAGCATTTGACCGCCTGGCCTTCATTGGCCTGTGGTGCCTAGCAGATCGAGAGGGGCGGCTCGAGGATCGCGTGAAGCGAATCAAGATCGAACTGTTCCCGTGCGACGACTACGACGTCGAAGCCGGTTTGGCGCGTCTGGCTGCTGCTGGCTTCATTTCCCGCTACCACGTCGCGGGATTCTCTGTAATAGAAATTACCAACTTCCAAAAGCACCAAAGCCCTCATGGGACCGAAAAGGACAGCGCACTCCCTGACATTCACGGTTATCTCACTGTTTACGAACGGAAAGGTAACGTTGTCATTGCAGGCTCACAACGGAAGGTTCCCGTTTCTGTTCAGTCTTTTAACGTTAAAGAACCGTTAGATCCTGTTAATCCACCGTTAGATAACGCCCTGATTCCTGATTGTGGATCCCTGATTCCTGATTCACCGAATCAAGATCAACACCACTCCCTCAACGCCGGCGAAGAAAATCCGGCTGCCGGCAGCGACATGGGCAGTGCCGGAGAAGACTTGCCGCCGGAAGAGCCTGGGCCTGCTGTTGACCCGAAGTCCCCGGTCGAGATGACGCTGGATTGGATGCCAGACGCTGATTTGCTCAAAGCCTACTGCGTTCACTTCGGAGTCACCACGGACCTGTTCACCAAGGAGGCGGTCGCCCCGTTCACTGCCCACCACCAAATCACCGGCCTGCTTCAGCCTCAGGCTAAGTGGGTTTCGTTGCTGGTGCGATGGGTGAAGGACGACAAGAACCGAGACAGCAACGTCCGCCCATTCGTGAAGAAGGAGGCGCCATCCCGGCACACCGGTTTCGCTGAGCGCGACTACACCGCCGGTCTGGTACAGCGGGAGGACGGTTCCTATGCGCTCTGAGAAAGTCGTATCGATTTCTGACGGCGTAATGCCGATCCGTACTCAGCCCGCCGACTGCGAGAAACACGGTAAATTCGACCAGAAGGTTACCGTGATCCTGGGGCGTGAGCTCAAGGGCGGATGCCCTGAATGCCTGCGCGTCATCGCAGCAGAACGAGAGGCGAGCGCAAAAGCGGAGGAGTCTTACCAGCTGCGCCTATCACTGGCCCGCAAGCTGGGAGACGCCCTGATACCGAAACGCTTCCTGAGTCGCACCTTGGATAACTACCATGAAGAGCATGAGGGGCAGCGCCGCGCACTGAAATTCTGCCGTCACTACGTCGCGACGTTCGACCAGATTCGGGACGCCGGGCGTTGCATGGTGCTAATCGGCAAGCCGGGCACAGGCAAGACGCACCTTGGTGTGGCCATGGCCAACGAGCTTCTGCACAAGTCCTCTCGGACCGCCGTTTACCGGACGTTTGGGGCCGTTCTTCAAGCGATCCGCTCCACCTATGACAAGAGCAGCGACAGGACTGAAGGCAGCATCCTGGCAAGCCTGATCAGCCCCGATTTGTTGGTGCTGGATGAAATCGGCGTGAGCAAAGAGCAGCCCAGCGACTTCGAGCTGACCACACTTTTTGCAATCATCAATGGCCGTTACGAGCGAGAGGCCCCCACGGTGATCATCTCGAACCTCAAAGCCGACGAGCTTGGTCGCGCAATGGGGGACCGGTGCGTTGACCGCTTGCGCGAGGGCGGGCTCATCGTTGTCCCGTTTGATTGGGAGTCGCAACGCGGCAAGGACGGGTTCTGATGAGCACGATCACTTTGAGACCATACAGCCCGAAGCCCTCCCGGGCGATGCGATCGGGAGCCGCCTGTCATGCCTGATCGCCGTCTGGCTCTTCCTGAGATCGATACCTACCGCTGGGCAGTTTTCTGCTGCTCGTTCAAGGTCGATTTGAGCTCCCCGCCTGATCACGCGTTGGCTTTATTCGCCGACCAGGCCATGGCCAAGCGTTATGGCTCGTGGATGTGGCCTGGGACTTACGAAGTCGTCGACGTCGTCACGGGGAAACCGGCATGCGAGTGAGTTCGAAGAAACTCCGCGCCTCGGCGAACGGCCAAGAATGCACCGTCAGGATGCAAGGCATCTGCAATCACAACCCAGAAACCACCGTTCTCGCGCATCTGCCGTGCGGGCAGAAAGGCATGGGCATGAAGGGCTTCGACACCGTAGCCGTCTACGCCTGCAGCTCCTGCCACGACGTTATCGACGGCCGCGCCGTTGGCGACATCGACTGGCAGGACATGCCGCGCGCCATTGCCGAAACCCACGAAGGCCTGATCCGGGCCGGAATCCTCACCGTAAAGGGGTCTGCATGATCGACATGACGCTACCGTGGCCGCCGAAAGAGCTCAGCCCTAACGCGCGCGTGCACTGGCGGCAAAAACACAAGTACGCGAAAGCCTACCGCCGCACTTGTGGCTTGATCGCGCTGGCGCTCGTTGCACCGCGCCTCACTGGAAAGAAATACTTCTGGGTGACCTTCTGCCCGCCGAATCGCCGCTCTTACGACGATGACAACCTGCTGGCTCGCTTCAAGGCTGGCCGGGATGGCATCGCCGACGGCCTGGGCATCGACGACAAGAACTTCATCACCACGATCACCATTGGCGACCCTGTGCCAGGTGGCGCCGTGCGCGTGAACATCCGGGATTACCCGATCGACTCGGAGCCGAACACCCCATGAGCCAGAGCTTGCTGACCACGTTTTCTGATGCCGAGATCCGTCGCCAATCGGCGAGTACCCACATCCGTGACATGCGGGACGCGCGATACCCGGGCGTCTACTTCCGATTCCACAAGAACCGTGAGCGTGGCACCTGGTACCTGGTGTCGGGCGGCAAGTGGGACAAGATCGCCGGGTTTCCTCAGCTACCGGTGAAGGGTCTGATCGGCGCGTTGCCGAAGATCCGCGAGCGCCTGGCCGCCGATCCCAAAGCGTCAGCCGCGGCCGGCACGTTGCAGACCGTTGGAGAGTTGCTGGACTGGTTCACCGCCCGTCAGGCCGTTGACCGCAGTCTGTCGTCCAAGCGCCGCTCTACCAACACCTCGATCATTTCCTGCCACCTGAAGCCGCGGCTTGCCGATATCGCCGTGGAGGCCGTTGACCGTTCCAACCTCGACAAGCTGGTGATGTGGCCGATGCAGGCTGAAATGTCCCTGTCCTACGTCCGTCTGATGTGGGGAGTGCTGGTGGTCGCGTTCCGCCAGGCCGAGAAGCTGCGCCTGATCACTGCCAACCCCATCGCAGGGTTCCAGTTCACTGACTTCACCAAGGCCCGCATCCAGCCGAAGCCTTCTCGTCTGCGCGCCGTACAGCTCGAGGAAGTGATTGGCGAACTAGCTGCCGGCTTCGACCAGCACCCACAGGACTGCATGCTCGCCCTGATGATGCTGTGCCACGGGACCCGCGCCGGCGAGACCAGGCAAGCGCAGTGGTCCCACTTCACCTTGGGTGAGCAGGGCGAGTGGTTCATTCCAACCGAGAACACCAAGACCCGGTGCGAGCATCACCTCCCACTCACCCACCAGGCCTGCGCGTTGCTGGAGCGGTACCGGGACTGGCAGTCGGCCAAGGGCTACAAGGGCACCTACGTGTTCCCGGCGCGCGGTCGTGGACCGATCAGCGATAGCCAGGCCTGCGCCGTGTTCACCAGGCTGGGCAAGGGCGAGTGGACCAGTCACGACCTGCGCAAGGTTGCCCGCACTGGTTGGACTGACCTGGGCGTCGACTTCCTCATTGGCGAGATGCTGGTGAACCACACGCTGACCCGCAACGTGCAGACCTACATCCACACCTCGGCCGAACTGCTCAAACGCGAGGCATTGGTGAAGTGGCACGACTGGTTAGACGGGAAGGGTTTCAACCTGATTCACCGCTCGACCATGACTAGAAACGGAAATTCGCACAATGACGCCGAGGCCTTGAACGGCGCGGCCTCTAGCCAAATCCAGAAACCATAAAAGGCGAGGTTTAAAAATGGCATTCGTGATCGTCAAGTTCACCGCCCCTGGTGGTTATGAGTTCACCGAGCAGCGCGAAAAAGAACTGGCGCTCGATGAGGTCGTGATGATCGGTGCTGACCCGTTTGTGGTGCGCGCCGTCTTTGTTCCCGACTACTGGACTGCCTACGGCGACGTGAATCAGTACCGGGTTGTTCACGTCGTGCTGGCTTATAAGTCATTGGAGGCCGCATGAAGAGGTCCCACGGCCCTGCATTCCGCGCCGCGCAGCTCGACCTTGCCAAGTGCCCGGCATGCCGTGGTCGCGCGGTGATCAAGGGTGTCTTCCATGAACTCGCCTGCGTGCAGTGCAACGCCTCGGGCTGGGTCGCCGCCGACACTGGCGAGGCGCTGCCCCTGGAGGTGCTGGTTACGCAGCTGAGCATTCGCCTGCAGGCCGCCGAGCACCAGATCGCGCAATTCAATTGCTTCAAGCCCTCCGGCGCTGAAGCGCAATACAACGAGAACAACCGCCGTGGCCCAGGTGCCACCAACTTCACAGGGGATTGAGCCATGGCTATGTATAAGGACGTGATGGGCACCCTGGTGCGGGTGCTGGCAGCGGACAACATCGACAACAGCACCAAGCAGTCCTGGCAGAAGCTGATCGACGCCGACCTTCGCCAGGGTGGCACCGGCAGCACGCTCTCGGTCCGGGACAAGTTCGATTACGACTGCTGCCTCTATGCGTTGCTGCACCGGCAGCTTGAGCCGGCTCAGTGGGATGTGCTGGTGGCCAAGTACTCGACGCACAAGGGCAACAAGGTTAATGCCATCGGCCGCCTGGTAGCTCGAATGGTGTCTCCGGCGCCTCATCTGTTCATCTATAAGGCGCTGACCGCCTGGGCCATACCGAAGCTGAAGGGCATTCAGGTCGGCAAGCGATCAACCGACATGATCGTGCTGCCCGCCGAGTTCTACGACATGAACAGCTGGGACGTGGAAGGCAAGCCAGAGTCAACTCGTCGCCGCTGGAAGACCGGCATCGCCAAGCGATTGGAGTCCCTGGAAGAGGCGGCCGTGATCCACGCCACTGAGATATTCGACCGGGAACAGATCTTCATAGACGTCGCTTGACGTAGTGGCGGAATGATCATAAATTAGCCCCATCATGTCGATCTTGCGCGTTATGAGAGACGACCCAAAATTCTGAGCCCCGCCACTGTGCGGGGCTTTTTCGTTTCTGGAGTAACGGATGGATCCAAACGACCTCGGCCCAGGCACGTTCGCGTGGCTCGGTGGCACCGGCACTGTGCTGCTGGGCGGTCTGTTGTGGCTGAGGAAGTTCCTCTCGAAAGATGCGACTGATCGGGCCATGGATAACGCCGACATCGGCACGGTCCGCCGGCTGAATGAGCTGCTCGACACCGAGCGTGCCAGGGCAAACGCCGCCGAGGCCCGCGCCGACCAGTTCGCCAAAGAGCGCAACGAGCTCGCTGCAGCAGTAGGGCGCATGGAAGGGAAGATTGAAGCCCTCACCAGCCAGGTGGCACAGCTCACGGCGACGGTAACCTCGCAGAGCGAAGAGATCGCCCGCCTGCGAACCAAGCTTGGAGGGCTCAACTGATGGACAGATGCGCAATCAACTTCATCGCCCGCCACTGGTGGAGGCGAGCCGAGGTCTGGGTCATCGCCCTGTTGCTGGTAGCCGGCGGATCGATCCTTGGTTACCAGGCCGGTGTGTGGTCAGCCAGCAGCGAGCAGACCAAGCAGCTCGCCGAGGTACGCGCTGCGTACGACGCGGCCTTGGGGAAGCGTGACTTGCGGCTTACCACGCTGGCCGAGAAGACCCAGGACGCAGCGGTCAAGGTTCAAGAGGCATCAAACTCGGTGGTCCAGGCTGCCGATACCGCCAGCAAGGCGGCCGAGAAGGTCAATAAAGCGGTAGATCGTAAGGCGCAGTAACCGCTCCACGTTTACATCACCCACAAATTGTGGCGCGGAATGCGCCGAGGGCATCGCCATGGCTTCGAATACTAATTCCTCCAAGACTGTCACCATGTTCGGCTGGATCGCGGTTGTGATCATCGTGCTGTCGGTGGCTTCTTTCGTCTTCGCTTGAGTGCGAGTGATGGCATGCTCGGGATGTGCCGCCCGGCGCGCCAGGGCGATCAAGTGGCTGAGGATAGCGGCAGAGCGTGCAGCCTCAGTGCTTTCACCGAAACAGCATGAAGGAGCGGCACCTGATGGGAAGGCTGAAGACGCTGGCAAACAGGGTCAAGACACAGCCTGATCGGCTCGCCGCAGTCAACACCAACTCATGGCGAGCCACCAAGGAAACGGCCGCACAGCGTGGCTATGGCTACAAGTGGCAGAAGGCACGCGAGGGCTGGCTTCACGCGCACCCGCTATGCGTCTACTGCGAGCGCCTTGGACGGGTCACAGCAGGATCAGTGGTCGACCACATCGAGGCACACCGCGGCGACATGGCGATGTTCTGGGATCGGGCCAACTGGCAGACCCTGTGCAAGCCCTGCCACGACTCGGTCAAGCAGGCCGAGGAAGCTGGTGGTTGCGGGTCCTGGTAGGATTGAACAAATGAGAAGGATTCCCATTAAATATGCACCAAAGTGGTGCGATTGAGGTTTTCTATGGTGGGGGGGGTCTAAATATAGGGGGTGTATCGCTTCCAGACCGCTCCCGATCCCATTCGCACTTTTTTTCCCGACCCTAAGGTATTTTGTTAATGGTGTTAACAGACAAACAACGACAGTTTGTTGACGCTAAGGCCCGTGGTGCGTCAAACAAAGAGGCGGCAGAAGCCGCAGGCTGTAAGGCCTCCACGGCATCCGCCGCCGGCTCCCGCTGGGCAAATGACCCGAAGATTTGCAGTGCAATTCTTGCGCGCCGATCCGAGCTGAGTGTTAAACCCGAAAAGCAGCGAAAGCAGAAACCGGGCGCTGACGAACAGGCACCCGAACAGGAAGATGCCGGCGGCGAATACCTCGACTGCCTGCCAACCACTGAAGACCCCCTCGCCTGGCTCTTAGCTCTGATGAATGAGCCCCGGGCCAAAATCTTTGATCGCCGAAACGCAGCTCAGACCGCTGTGCCCTATGTGCACGGCAAAAAGGGCGAGGCTGGCAAGAAAGAAATCAAGGCCGACGCCGCGAAAGAGGCGGGGAAAGGTAAATACGCTGCGGGCAAGCCGCCGCTCACTGTAGTCAAGAGGTAGGCCATGCAATGGACAACTGCCTGCCCGGACTGGTGGCGGCGCCTCTCTGTCGGCGAATCCATCATTCCACCACCGCTCTTTCCAGCTGAGGCTGAAGAGGGTCTGGAGGTTTTTCGCTCGCTCAAGATCGTCGACGCGCCAGGTTGCCCAACTATTGAGTCGGCCTGCGCGCCATGGGTAATCGACTTTGCCGGCGCGATTTTTGGGAGTTACAACAGCGAGACCGGCCACCGCCTGATCAGCGAGTATTTCCTCTGCATTCCGAAGAAGAACTCCAAGTCCACGATCGCGGCCGCGATCATGCTTACGGCGTTGATTCGCAACTGGCGCCTCGAAGCTGAATTCATCATCTTGGCACCCACCAAGGAAATTGCCGACAACGCCTTCAAACCGTGCGCGGCAATGGTCAAGCACGATGAGGAGTTGAGCGCACTGCTGCATGTGCAGCCGCACTTGAAGCTCATCACGCACCGTGAGACCGGCGCCACGCTTAAGGTGGTCGCGGCTGACAGTGATGTGGTGGGCGGCAAAAAGGCCGTGGGCGTGCTGATCGATGAGGCTTGGCTGTTCGGTAAGAACGTGAAGGCGCCGGATATGATCCGAGAGGCCACCGGCGGCCTGCTGTCGAGGCCTGAGGGTTTCATTATCTGGCTGACGACTCAGTCAAACGAGCCACCGGCCGGCATCTTCAGATCGAAACTGAGCTATGCCCGCGGCGTGCGCGAGGGTCGGATCGAAGACCCGCGCTTCCTGCCGGTGATCTACGAGTTCCCGCCCGATATGATCGAGAGCGGAGAGGCACGGCGGCCTGAAAACTTCCACCTGGTGAACCCGAATATGGGGTACTCGGTGGATAGGCCCACCCTCGAGCGCCTGTTTATGCAGGCCGAGATGGATGGCGAAGCAGAGGTGCGCGGCTTCCTTGCCAAATTCCTGAACATCGAGATCGGTCTCGCGCTGATGTCGGACAGTTGGGTGGGTGCTGACTTCTGGGAGCCGCAGGCCGAATCGGGCTTGACGCTTGACTCACTCATTGAGCGCTGTGAGGTGATCGTCGTCGGTGTCGACGGTGGTGGCCTCGATGACCTGCTGGGGCTCGCAGTCATGGGACGAGTTCGTGATTCGCGCACTTGGCTGCACTGGGCTCACGCGTACGCTCACCCATCTGTTCTTACACGCCGGAAGACCGAGGCACCGCGTCTCATGGATCTAGCGGCTGTTGGTGATCTGACCCTGGTTAAAAAGATCGGTGATGACGTCGAGCACCTCGCCGCTACGGTGGCTCGCATCAACCAAGCCGGGTTGCTGGACAAAGTTGGCCTTGACCCCGCTGGTATCGGCGCCGTGCTCGATGCGCTGGCTGACGCGGGCGTTGAGGAAGACAAAATTATCGGCATATCCCAGGGTTGGAAGCTCACCGGTGCAATCAAAACCACGGAGCGCAAGCTTGCTGAAGGCGCGTTTTTGCACTGCGGACAGCCGCTGATGGCCTGGGCCTGCGGTAATGCCAAGGGTGTGCCCTCGGCAAACGCATTCCTCATCACCAAGCAGGCGTCCGGCACCGCGAAAATTGACCCACTCATGGCCACGTTCAACGCAGTTTCGTTGCTTTCTCTGAACCCAGAGGCGCTCGGAGGCATGGACGACTACCTCAATAACGGCTTTTTCGGACTAGTAGGCTGACCATGGCATTTAATTTGTTCAGGCCAAGCACCTGGGGATTTTTCGGTTACACCGATCCGGCGACGGGCAACTACGTCGAGGTCGATCTTGAGGTTGGTGGAAAAACTACCAAGGCGGGTATCAAGGTAACCGCCAAAACTGCGCTCTCAATCAGCATGGTCTGGTCTTGCGTGAAAATCCTTTCCGAATCGCTTAGCGGCCTTCCGCTGAAGCTTTACGAAGATGGCAGCGCAGGGCGAAAGCAGGTCGTAAAAAATGATGGGGCGTTGAAGTTGCTCCAAAAACCAAACCCCTACATGACTATGCTGAACTTTCTCAAGTTCGTTGTCGTGAACATGGCGCTGCGCGGCAACGCCTTCGCCCTGATCGAACGGAACAGGCACGGCGACCCGATAGGGCTTGTTCCGCTGGATTGGCGGACCGTCAAGATCGACACCGAGGCCGACCTCATCTACTGGGTGACACCCAGCGAGGGAGAACCTTACCCGGTTTCTCCTGAGCACATGCTCCACTTCAAGCTGTTCAGCCTGGACGGCGTAGTTGGTCTTTCGCCTATTGAGCACCAAGCCGAAACCATGGGCCTTGCCAAGGCTGGCCAGCAGTGGTCGGCGCGGTTCATGCGCAAGGGCGGGTTCACCGGCGGGTACGTGATCTACGACCAATTCTTGACGAAGGCCCAGCAAGCCCAGGTTATGGAGAAGTTCCCGGACGTGCGCAAGGCGGACGCCGACGACATTGGGAAAATGGCTATCCTGCAGGGCGGCCCGAAGATTGAGGCCGCCGGCATCACACAGAAAGATGCCCAGTTCATTGAGTCCCAGCAATTCCAGGAAGAGGCGTTAGCCGGCATTTATGGCGTGCCTCTATGGCTTGCCAACCGCGCCGGTAAGACCTCGATCATGGGCTCGAACCTTGAGCAGCAGCTCACCGGGTTCATCACCTTCGGACTCAAGCCCTACATCGACGTGGTGGAGGACGAACTCAACGACAAGATCTACCGGACCAAATCGCGCTTCGTCGAGTTTGCTGTCGAAGGTCTTCTGCGCGCAGACAGCGCAGGTCGGTCCACCTACTACGGCAGTGCGCTTGGCGGTTCTGGCGGGTCTGGATGGATGACCATCAATGAAGTCCGAGTGAAAGAAAACCTGCCTCCCCTGGAAGGCGACGAATACAACCGGGTCACCCGGTGGGAGATGGATAAAAATGGCGAATCTTGAAGTTCCGTTTGAGCTCAAGTCCGTTGACGAAGCCGGCAACTTCGAGGGCTACGCCGCGGTATTCAACAACGTGGATCTTGGCGATGACGTGATCTTGCCAGGCGCCTTCACGCGCGTGAAGGCAACCCGTGGCGGCAAGCTAAAACTTGCTCTCTATCACGACCTTACGCGACTGGTAGGCGCTGCCGACTACACCCAGGACGATCACGGCCTTCTACTCAAAGGGAAGGTAAACCTCAACGTCAGCTACGCCCGCGATGCCTACGAGCTGATGAAAGCGGAAATCCTAGACAGCATGTCGATCGGCTTCAATACCATCAAGGCAGATTTCGAGGACCGCGCAGGGCGGCGTGTTCGCCTCATCAAGGAGGCCGAGCTGTGGGAGGCCTCCTTTGTGCCGTTCGGAATGAACCCTGAGGCTCAAGTCCTCAGCGTCAAGTCGGACATCAGGCTTTTCGAGAAGGCCCTGCGCGAACGCGTTGGGCTCTCGCAGAAGGAAGCGGCAGCAGTCGCTTCGCTCGGCTATACCGCGCTACGCCGTGATGGCGGCAGCGAGGCCACGGCGATCGTGGATGAGCTGAAAGACATTTCCAACCTGTTCACCCACCATTTCGGAGTATCGCAATGAGCGAAGTAAAAGAACTGAAAGAATCCCTTGATCAGCAGCTGAAAAGCGGCTTTGAGGGCCTGCAAAAGAAATACGATGCCGCCATGGACGAAGTCCAGAAAGGCAACAAGGTCACCGGCGACCTGAAGAAGCAGATCGAGGACCAAAAGGGCGATTTGCAAAAGGTTATCGACCAGGTCCAGGACCTGGAGCAGAAGGGCGTCAAGTTGCGCGGCGGCCCGGGCGAGGGTAAATCGTTCATCGATATGATCAAGAGCGATGACAGCTATAAGTCGCTGTCTTCGAACTCGGCGAACCGTGCCGAGATCGAGGTCACCAAGTCCGATCTGGCCGCCATGAAGGAAGTGAAGGTCACCAGCGCTGGCATCGTTGCGCCGATTTACGACTCGATTATCCAGCCAGGCATTCGCCAGGAGCTGCGCATTCGCGACCTGCTCACCGCCATCCCGGTCACCGGGCAGAGCTACACCTACTTCCGCGAGAAGCTGCATACTCGCGGTGCTGGTCCGGTAGCAGAAGGTGGCACCAAGCCAACCAGTGACGTGACTTTCGAGCCGGTAACTGACCGCGTCAAAAAGATTGCAGTATGGATGCCGGTAACCGAAGAAGCGTTGGCCGACGTGCCCCAGATGCAGGGGTATATCCAGGAGTTGCTGCGCTACGACCTGAAACTGGAAGAGGAAAACCAGATCCTCAAAGGTGATGGTACTGGCGAAAACCTGAACGGCCTCATGACCCAGGCCACTGTCTACGACGCCGCCTTGAACAAGGCTGGCGACACCTCGATCGACATCGTGCGTCGTGGCATCTATCAGGTGCGCAAGCAGTCCAAATTGTCGGCCGATGGCGTCGTGATGAGTGAGCTCGACTGGATGAACATCGAGCTGCAGAAAGACGGTGAAAACCGCTATCTGTTCGCCAATCTGCAGGGTTTGGTTACCCCGATCCTCTGGGGCCGTCCGGTAATCACCTCGGACAGCATGGACGAGGGTGATGCGGACGACGGCGGCGAGTTCCTGATCGCCAACTTCGCCCGTGCTGCAATCCTCTTCGACCGCATGACCTACCTGTTCAAGATGGGCCTTATCAACGATATGTTCATCAAGAACATGATGGCGTTGCTGGCTGAAGAGCGTCTGGGCCTCGGCGTGCGCCGCAAGGAAGCTTTGGTCAAGGGCAACTTCCCAAAGTAAGCCTGAATCCTGCGTAACCATCAAAACGCCGGCGTGATGTCGGCGTTTTTGTTTTTGGAGGGAGTATGAAAATCAAAGCTTTGTGGGGCTTCACGGGCAACGCCGATCTGCTCAAGGCAGAGTCGACCAAGGTAAAGCGCGGGCAGGTGTTCGATGATGTTGACGACGAATACGCCCACACGCTGATCGGCAAAGGTCTGGTCGAGGAAATCGGCGCCGACGGAAAGTCCAAGTCCACCAAGCCCAAGGATTCGAAGCCAGCCGCGCCGAAAGAGAGCAAATAAATGATCGAATTGGCCACTTTGAAGATGCATCTGCGGGTCGACGGCGATGAAGAAGACGCCTTGATCGGCGGCTACCTCGAAGCGGCCAAAGCGCATGTCGAGCAACACTGCGACCGAAAGCTGGTGGATGGCGAACCGATAGATCCGGCTGAAATGGGACTCACCAGAGATGTTGAGCAGGCTATTTTTCTGCTCGTCGGGCACTGGTACTCAAATCGCGAGGCCGTGGTCATGGGTGGTGCGCCGTCGGCCGTCCCTCTCGCAGTCGACAGGCTGCTCTGGTACAGGAAGCGCTTCTGATGCAGGCCGGAAAACTGAGGCATCGCGTTCGTATCCAGCACAAGGTGACATCACAGCACCCGGTAACCGGCGAACAGCTGACGGATCAGTGGGTTGATTTCGCCAAGGTATGGGCTTCGGTCGAGGACTTGAGCGCCCGTGATTTCATCGCGGCGCAGGCGATTCAATCTGAGGCAAAAAGCCGGGTAGTTATTCGCTACCGTGATGGAATCACGGATGCAATGAGGGTTGTGTTGGCTAGCGGTGCCGTTTGCGCAATCGTTGGTCCGCCCCTGATGGATCCGAACTCGCGCAAGGAATATCTCACGCTGCTGGTGTCTTCGGGGGTGAACGATGGCTGATTGGGTATCGTACAACCTCACCGGCGCCGATGCGCTTTCAGCCAGGTTCAAGGGTCTCACGGAGGAGATGCGCCGCAAGGTGGTCACGCCGGCGGCAAAGGACGCCATGGATATCGTGCTGCTCGACGCTAAGGACCGCGCCGCCCGCATCGATGACCCAGAAACCGCCAACTTCATCCCGGCCAACCTGGCAATGGTGGAGCGTAAAGCCCTTGGCGAAGAGCTCGGCGCGGTAGTGATATCGGTCGGTGTGCGAATGCGCAAAAAAGGCCAGAAGGGCGGCAACACGTTCTACTGGTGGTGGGTGGAGCTCGGTACCGAAAAGAACCGGGCAAAACCATTCCTTCGGCCGGCCCTGGCCAATAACCGGGAGCAGCTGTTCCAGGAGTTCCTCAGTTCGGCCAAGTATCAGCTGATCAAACTGGGGGTGAATGAATGACCGCGCCAATTTTTCAGGTGTGCTCCGCGAGCCAGGCCGTCACTGCGCTGCTCGGCACCGGCCCGACGCGCCTTTACCCGCATGGCGAAGCCCCGGAGGGGGTAGAGCGGCCCTATGCCGTCTGGCAGGTCATCAGCGGATCGCCGATCAACTTCCTCAGCTGCGTACCAAGCACGGACCGCTACGGCCTTCAGGTCGACGTGTACGCAGAAACCGCTTCTTCTGCTGAGGAAGTAGTGATGGCGCTGCGCCGGGTGATTGCCCAGCACGCGTATGTCACCGGCTTCGGGATCGACGACAAGGACAAGGACACCCACAGCTACCGCAAAGGCTTCGATGTTGCCTGGCTGGTGAGTTTGTAGCCGTAAACCAGAAAAGAACGACCCGCTCCGGCGGGTTTTTTTATGCCCGCTCAAAAGTGATTTTCCAGGAAAATCGGGGAGTACAAATTGACCATTAAGACGCAAGGCACAGACCTCTATGCCATCGACCCCCTCACCAAAGCGATTTTGGTGGTGGGCTGCTTCACCTCCCTGGACGGGATCGATACCAGCATCGCGCAGATTGAAACGACCTGCATGAACTCCAGCGCGCGCGAATACGAGGCCGGTCTCGCAGAGCCTGGCTCGGCGTCGTTCGGTCTGAACATCGATCCGCAAGAGCCCGCGCACGTACGCCTGCATCAACTCAAAACGGCCGGCACCAAACTGCTGTGGGCTATTGGCTGGTCTGACGGCCGAATCGTGAACGCTCAGGGCGATCTGGAAGGAATCCCGCCAACGGTCACTCAGGAAGGCTCGCTTTCGGCCATCACGCTCACCAGCGGTGGCAACGGTTACACCTCGGCACCATCTGTCGCGTTGACCGGCGGCGGCGGTACCGGGGCGACTGCCACCGCTATCGTATCCGGCGGCTCGGTGACCGGCTTCACCATCACTAACGCTGGCTCTGGTTACACCTCGGCGCCTTCCATCGCTTTCACTGGCGGTGGCGGCGGTACAGGCGCGGCCGCAACTGCTGTTGTTGGCTCCGAAGTAGATTTCGACCTTCCGAACACCCGCACCTGGATCACCTTCGAAGGCTACATGAACAGCTTCCCGTTCAGCTTCGCGCTGAATGACGTTGTGAAGTCGACCGTCGGCATCCAGGTATCGGGTGATCCGGTATTCGTCCCTAAAGTCATCGCGCCGTAAGGAAAAAGCATGGATCTCACCATCAAAGCCCTGGCCGCCGCCGGCGCGTTCGCGGGCACGGCAGTAAAAAAAGACATTACCTGGTTCTCCGGGGGGAAAACCCAGGCCGCCACGATCTACGTGCGCCAGGAGTCGTTCATCGAGTTAACCCAGCGCTGGGACTCGAAAGAGTCCGGCGGTGACGTGTTCGCCGAGCGAATCGCAAAAAACATCCTCAAGAAAGATGGCTCGCCGGTCTTCTCTGTTGCTGATGTGCTCGGCACCAATGACTCCGGCAACGGCCCTCTGTGCGCGCAGCTGACGCTGGCGCTTCTGGACGCGCTCAACGAGGCAAACGGTGTTGGCGCGGGCGCCGCAGAAAAAAAATAGGGCCCGCCGATGAGTTCTGGCACGAGCTGGTACTCAACGGCATCGGCGGGCGAACCGTGGCCGAAGCGAAGGCAAGCCTCAGCTATACCGAGGCACTTTCGTGGATGGCGTACATCGAGCAAAACGGGACGCTGAACCTCGGCTTGAAGATAGAGCGGGGTTTCGCCTTGCTCGCCACCATTTTGAACAACGTGCACGGCGGTAAGGCAACTTTCGACGATTTCCTACCCGCTCGCGGCGTGGTTGTTGAGGAATCCGAGACTTCCGCGCACGACCTGTTCAGGTTGCTGCAGTCGGTCAAGAGGTGATTTATGGCTGTTGATTCACTTGGCCAACTGACGGTCGATCTGGTCGCCAACACCGGCGGCTTCGAAAAGGGAATGGACCGTGCCGAGCGCAAGCTCAAGTCCACAGCCAAGGAGGCCGCCTACCAGGCCAAGGAGCTGGATAAGCTCGTAGGCCGAATTGATCCAGTTGTGGCGGCATACAGCCGTCTCGACAAGATGGAGGAGCAGCTCCAGGCCCACCGCAAGGCGGGGCGGCTACCAACCGCCGAGTTCGACCTTTACAAGAAGAAGATCGACGAGCAGCGCGCCTCTATTGAGCAAACCGACAAGGTGATGCTCAAGAACGGCCAAACTGCTAAGCAGTACGCCGCGAACTTGCGTGGCGTGCCTGCACAGTTCACGGACATCGCTGTGTCGCTCCAGGCTGGCCAGAACCCCATGACTGTGTTCTTGCAGCAGGGCGGCCAACTCAAGGAAATGTTCGGCGGCGTCGTTCCGGCTGCAAAGGCGCTGGGGGGCTACGTCCTCGGCCTGGTAAACCCATTCACGGTTGCCGCCGCTGCTGCCGCTGTGCTGGCCTTGGCCTACAAGCAGGGCAGTGACGAGGCTACCGCTTACAACACGTCCCTGGCTATGACCGGCAACACCGCCGGCACCACATCAGGACAGCTTTCAACACTGGCTCAGCAAATCGCTCTGTCCAATGGCACGGTCGGCAAAGCCTCGGGTGTGCTTGCGCAGCTTGCGGGCTCTACGCGCATTCCGGTGCAGGCGTTCGAGGGCATCGCTGCGGCTGCTATCAAGTTTGAATCGGCAACTGGGCAGGCAGCTGAGGAGACCGTCAAGAACTTCGAGAAAATCGCCAGGGACCCGGCCGCGGAGATTCTTAAGCTAAACGAGTCGATGAACTTCCTGACGGCCACTACTTACGAGCAGATCAAGGCGCTGCAGGAGCAGGGCAAGACTCAGGAAGCAGCGGCGCTCGCGAATGAAACCTACGAGCAGGGGCTTAATCGCACTTCTGACTCCGTCAAAAAGAACCTGGGCTCCCTCGAGTCAAGCTGGAACGCTGTCAAAAGCGCCGCCAAAGGCGCATGGGACGCCGCGCTAAACATCGGCCGGGAGGACACGCTCGATCAGCAGATCGAGGCGCTGGACAAACAGCTCGGCGCCATCGCCAAGGCGCGAAAGCTTAACAAGTCAGACGGTTTTGGAAATCTGACGCCTGACGATAGTTTTCGCACTGATGCGTTAGAAGCCGAGAAGACCCAGAAACTTGTCCTTAAGACGGAGGAAGAACGCCGAGCCGCTTCGAAAGGATTCCAGCAGCAGCAACAACAGCAGGCCCTTTCAGATCAGGTTGCCCTGGATAAGCTGAGGAAGGAAACGGAGACCAACGCCGACAAGCGCGCCCGAGAGTTAGGCGAGTATCGGCTATTGGTCGAGCGTCGAATCACCCAGGCTAAAGCCTCTGGTGATAAGTCGCTGCTGATTTCTCCCGATCAGCAAGCCAAAGACATCGCCAATATCAACGATAAGTACAAAGATCCAAAGGCCGCAAAAACACCGAAATACCGTGAAGATGCGGGCATGAAAATGCTCGACTCGCTGCGTCAACAAAACGCGGCGCTTCAGGTTCAGTCTAGTTCGATTGATCAGCAAACCGGCAAGTACGCGGTGCTCGGCGCCCAGGCCCAGGAACTGGCGAAGTTCGAGCAGCAGATCGCGGATATCAAAACCAAGGATATCCAGACGGCCGATCAGAAGTCGCTGCTCGCAAACGAGGCTCTGATCACGGCCCAGCTAAAACGAAACGTCGCCCTCGAGCAGGAGGTCGCCACCCGGAAAAGGAGTTACGAGGAGGCCCAGAAGCTTCAGGCCTTCGAGGAGAACCTGAAAAGCCAGTTGTCGAGCGCTCAGGTCGGTATCGACAATACGCTTGCCGGCGCCAGCATGGGGCAGCAGCAAAAGCAGCGCCTGCAGGAGCAACTGAGCATTCAGCAGTCTTACCAGTCCCAACTGGATCGGCTGGAAGCCCAGCACAACAAGGGCGAGATCAGCGACGATCTGTACGCGAAGGAAACGACGGCCCTGCGTTCGGCGCTGGATCAGCGCATGGCGATGCAGACCAAGTATTACCAGGATCTGGATAAGGCTCAGGGTGACTGGACCTTGGGCGCTCAGTCGGCCTACGAGGACTATCTGGAGAGCGCGCGCAACGCGGCCGAGCAAAGCCACAACCTGTTCAGCAATGCGTTTAGCTCCATGGAGGATGCGATCGCGCAGTTCGCACTGACAGGCAAGCTTTCCTTCTCGGATCTAGCCAAGTCAATTTTGGCTGATATGGCGAAGATTGCCGCAAGACAGGCTGCATCTTCGGCTCTAAGCGCACTTTTTGGGGCGGCCAGTTCTGCCATCGGTGCATATTTTGGTGGCGCTGGTGGCGCAACCGGCGCAGCAACTGCTGGCGGGGCAGCTCAAGGCGCTGCCAGTTTCGGCAGCCAGTTTGATGCCAGCGCTGGATCGGTAAAGTGGCCGGCGTTCTCCGATGGAGGCTGGACAGGACCGGGAGGCAAGCATGAGCCGAAAGGTGTGGTGCACGGTGATGAATTCGTTCTCCGCAAGGAGGTGGTCCAGCAGCCTGGCATGCGCGAATACCTGGAACGCCTCAATAAGCGCGGCTATGCAGATGGAGGATACGTAGGGCTCGCTGGCGGCTCATCTGCGCCGCCGACGTCAGGTGGGGCGATATCCATTCAGCAGACGATCGTAGTTCAGGACACCGGCAGCGGATCTCCGGATGACGCCCAGGGCCAGGCTGTAGCACAAGCCTATGCAAAGGCGGCAAAACAGGGAGCCCAAGAGCAGATCGCCCGAGATCTGAAGCCTGGCGGTCAAATTTGGGCGGCCATCAACGGTCGCTGATCAGGCCCCGCTCCGGCGGGGTTCTTTTTTTGCCGAGTGATGAAATATGGCCATTGAGGTTTTCACGTGGTGCCCGAAAGTAGAGCCGGTCGGCACGATAAGCTTTCGAAACAAGTCGGCAAAGTTTGGTGATGGTTACGAGCAGCGCGCAAGGGACGGCATAAACAATCGTTCGGAGTCCTGGCCGTTAACGTTCGTCGGTGCTCGGTCGAAGATCATGCAGATCAAAGAGTTCTTAGACGCTCGTGCCGGGGCCGATCCTTTCTATTGGACGCCGCCCTTGGGAACCCAGGCACTCTTTCGCTGCGATAGCTACCAGGCCTCACCGCTCGGAGCTGAGATCTTTTCGCTGACAGCAACTTTCGAACAGGCATTCCACCCATGAGCATTGTTCCTATCAACATTGGCTCGGCGCCGAACGACGGAACTGGACAAAATTTGCGTTCAGGCGCCCAGGTCATTAACGCTAATTTCTCGGAGCTCGATCAACGAACTACGGCGGCGCAGTCCGCGGCAGATGGCGCGCAGGCTACGGCGGATGCTGCTATTTCTGGAGCACAGAAAGGCCAGCCGAATGGTGTCGCCGGTCTCGACGGTAATGGTACGGTTCCAGCCAGCCAATTGCCGAGTTATGTGGACGACGTTCTTGAGTTCAACAGCTTCGCCGCGCTTCCAGCCACTGGTGAGACCGGCAAGATCTACATCACCATAGACAACAACAATCAGTACCGCTGGAGCGGTACACAGTACGTTCTGCTCACGGCTTCGCCAGGTACTACTGACTCGGTTCCTGAGGGGGCGGTCAATAAATATTGGACCGTTGCCCGCACGCTCGGCAGCGTACTCACTGGTCTGGTAACCACGAATCCAGCAGTAGTCGCTGCAACGGACACGGTCCTTGCTGCCTTCGGGAAATTGCAAAGGCAAGTCAGTGACTTGGCGTCGAACAAGGCTAACAAAGGAGCGAATAGCGACATCACGTCGCTTACCGGGCTGACTACGCCTTTGGCAGTTGATCAGGGCGGTACGGGATCGGCGTCTGGTGTGCCGGATATGATCGGCGCGTCGTCAAGTTCGGCGGGCACAAAAGGGCTTGTTCCTGCACCGACGGCAGGTGCTACGAGGTTCCTTTCGAGCCTTGGAACTTGGTTGGCAGTCAATGCATCCGCGTCATGGGGTGGTATCACGGGAACGCTTGCGGATCAGGCCGACCTTAAAAGTGCTCTTGACGCAAAACAAAGTATCTCCTCGGCACCTTTTACTAAGTTCTACCAAAGCCCCAATACAGCATGGGCTGCATCAGGCTTGATCGAGTTTACTCATAATTTGGGTCAACCCAAGATGGTTCAGATCTATGCAGTGCTAACTGCTGCTACGGGAAACTATCCGGTAGGGACGATATTCAGCCTTTGCGTGTGGATCAACACGAACTATTGGGGCGCCATGGTGGTAGCGGAAACGGCGACGGTAGTCAGGGTGCGCATGGCTTCGGCGCTTGGCCTGCTGGTTAGTGCAGGGTCGGCTGAAACCATATCGCCGTCTAACTCCCAAATATTTGTAAGGGTGGCAGCATGAGCATGAAGCATTATGTTGATTCAACTGGGCTTTATCTCTACGGCACTGATGGAGAGCCCCCAGAGGGCGGAATCGAAGTTGACCCGCCACCAGAATACGCGGATCAGCTTTGGCTCTTCCCTGGATGGGGACCGAGCTCAATGAAAGCGGTGGCCGCTGAAAACTACTGGCGCGATCTTGAAATGCCGAAGGCCCAGCAGAACGTTACCGCCATTGAATACGGGGACGAAGATATCCCAGGTACCGCTCAGCAATGGCAAAAATATTGGCTGGCCTTGCGTAAGTGGACTGACGCCAATCCCGATTTCCCCGATAGCAGCAAACGCCCAGTAGCGCCAAGCTGATCCTCTACCGAACGCCAATACCCGCCATGAGCGGGTTTTTTATTGCCTGAGGAAACCTTCATGCCGATCACAGCCGATATCCAGACCCTGGAGCCCGGCGCCTGGGTGGAGCTATTTGAGCTCGACGCCACGTCGCTGGGAGCTGAGCTTTACCGGTTCCACGGGTACCCGCAGGAATCTTCGATCTTCTGGCAGGGCCTGGAGTACTCGCCGTGGCCGATCAAAGCCGGTGGCTTCGAGATGACCGGTCAGGGCGCGCAGCCAACCCCCACGCTTTCGGTCGGCAACGTTGGCGGCTTTATCACCGCCCTGGTGCTGTATTTCGAGGATCTGGTGGGGGCGAAGCTCATTCGCCACCGCACTCTGGGTAAATACCTGGATGGGCAGCCCGAGGCAGATCCTGAGGAGGAGTTGCCGCCGGACATCTGGTACGTCGAGCGCAAGTCATCGGAGGACAGCGAGATCGTGCAGTTCGAGTTGGCTTCTGCCTTGGATTTCCAGGGTGTTCAGCTGCCCAGACGCCAGATCGTGGCCAACGTTTGTTGGTGGCTGTCCTGCGGCGGGTACCGTGGCCCCTACTGCGGGTACAACGGGCCGCCGGTGGCGGACGAGAACGATATCATTGTGACCGACGCTGCCAAGGATAAGTGCGGCGGGCGGCTCACCAGCTGCAAGCTTCGCTTCGGCGCAAACAACCCGCTCTCGTACGGATCCTTCCCGGCCGCCGGCCTGATCAGGGCTTAACCCATGAACAAAGCAAGCAAAGCAGCGATAGAGGCTCACGCCCTCGCAGAGTATCCGCGGGAATGCTGCGGCCTGCTTGTGCGTGAAGGTCGCAAGGAAATCTATGTGCCGTGCCGCAACACAGCCTCGACGCCCAGCGAGCATTTCCGCCTGGCGCCGGAGGACTACGCCGGCGCCGAGGACCTTGGCGCGATCCTGGCAGTGGTGCACAGCCACCCTGACTATCCAGCAGCGCCCAGCGAAGCCGATCGCATCTCTTGCGAGGCATCGGGGCTGCCGTGGCATATCTTGGAAGTGCGAAAGGGAGATGACGACGTGGTGCGCTCCGGCGAGCTGGTGAGTTTCGCGCCGGTCGGTTACGAGGCCCCGCTGATTGGTCGGGCCTTTGCCCACGGCATCAGCGACTGCTTGAGCATCATCCTCGACTTCTACCGTCGGGAGATGGGTATTGATCTTGGAAATTACGAGCGCGAGGATGGCTGGTGGGACAAGGGTGGCAACCTGTACCTGGACAACTTGCCGGCCGCCGGGTTCGAAAAGGTGTCGGCGCTGCAGCACGGCGATCTGGTTCTGATGCAGATCCGCTCACCGGTTCCCAACCACGCGGCGATCTACCTGGCCGACGGAGTGCTGAAGACCGAGCCTCAACATTACCCGGCGCCGGGGTCGATTCTGCACCACCTCTACAACCGCGACAGCAAGCGCGACGTGTACGGCGGATACTGGTCCGAGGTGACGGTCGGATACTGGCGGCATCGGGACGCCAAGCCCTGATCAAAATGTTATCGTCTGGCCAAATCACATGGAGTTGACGATATGCGTATTTTTGTCGCGGCCCTTAGTTTGCTGATACTTGCAGGCTGTGTTGGTCCCAGCGAGCTTGCCAAAAACAAGCCATCGATCACGGTAAGTACGAGCAAAAGCCCAAAGGCGTACGCTCTTTGCGTATTCCCGAAGTGGCAGGCGGCCAGGACGGACTCTTCGATGGTTGAGACGGAAACCGGTTATAGGCTGCTGGTGGCGAGCAACAACATGGCTGATGAGCTTCTCGAGATCAATAAGTCCTCCTCAGGGAGCACTGTCGTTCTCTATCAGCGCATGGCATGGTCCATGATGATGGGGCGCGAGGCTATCGAGTCATCGGTTAGATCGTGTCTTTGATTAATCGAACCTAAAGCCGCCTTCGGGCGGTTTTTTATTGCTCGGAGAAATAATGAGTAGTTCGACCTCAGAAGAAAAAATGCAGACGGTTCTCCTCTCGGGCTCTCTGGCCCGTCTTTTTGGGCGCGAACACCGCATGACTACAAGTGGTGGATTCCGAGACGTGATGGGCTATTTCAAGCAGTTTCCTGGCTTCGAGAAGTTCATGCTTGGAAGCGCCGAAAAAGGTCTGAGATTCGCCGTTTTTAACGGTCGAGAAAATATCGGAGAGACGGAGATGAATAAGCCGACCGGACGGGATGTGATTCGCATCGTTCCGGTAATCGCCGGCTCTAAGCGTGCGGGCCTGCTGCAGACGGTTCTCGGCGCCGTACTTTTGGTCGCCAGTATCTGGTTTCCTGGTCTCGCACCTTATGGATTCGCGCTATTCGCCGGCGGTGCTCTTCAGCTTTTGAGCCCTCAAGCTAAAGGCCTCGGCACTCAGGATAGCCCCAACAATAGGCCCAGTTACAGTTTTAATGGTCCAGTCAACACCAGTGTTCAGGGTAATCCCGTGCCGCTGCTTTATGGCCGAATGATCGTTGGCAGCGCCGTGATCAGCGCCGGCATTTACTCCGAAGACCAAATGTAAACCACCACCTCGCCACTAGGCCCGCCATTGAGCGGGCTTTTTTTCGCCTGAAGGAAAGCCATGACTAATTTAGCTATCGCCGGCAGCAAGGGTGGCGAGGACAAGCCGCGCCCGTCAGTTGAGGCTCCCGACAACCTGCAAAGCGTTGCGTACGCACGAATTCTCGACCTGGTTAGCGAGGGCGAGATTGTTGGATTGGCGGACGGCATGCGGTCCGTATTTCTTGGCGAAACGCCGCTGGCCAATGCGGACGGGTCACTGAACTTCAGTGGAGTTACGCTCGATGTTCGTACCGGCAGCCAGGATCAGACGCATATCCCTGGCTTCCCGGCGGTGGAAAGTGAGGTGGGGGTGGGCGTAGAGCTTCGTTACGACCAGCCATGGGTGAGGGCCGTTACCAACCTTCAGCTCTCGGCCGAGCGTGTCCGTATTTCTGTACCCCGTCTCGCGCAGACAAACACATCGAACGGTGACACCAACGGATACACGGTCCAGTACCGGATCGAGCTATCCACGGACGGAGGCCCATATGTACCAATGGTCGTCTCGTCGTTCACCGGTAAAACCTCCACGAAATACGAGCGCTCCCACAGGGTAGATCTGCCACCAGCGAATAGTGGGTGGCAAGTTCGTGTTGTAAGGGCCACGCCAAACGCGACCAGTTCTGCAATCGCCGATACGACCACCATCGACGCAATCACCGAGGTGATTGACGCGAAGCTGCGGTACCCGGGTTCGGCGACGATTGGCCTCCAGTTTGACGCTTCGCAGTTCCAGTCGATCCCGACACGCTCATTCGATCTCTACGGGCGGATTATCCGGGTCCCGAGCAATTACGACCCCGCAACACGTATCTATTCTGGCGTCTGGGACGGCAGCTTCAAAAATGCATGGACCGATAACCCTGCCTGGATCTTCTACGACCTGCTGCTCCATTTTCGCTATGGACTGGGGCACCTGCTGAACGCTGGCCAAGTCGACAAGTGGGAGCTCTACCGGATCGGCCAGTACTGCGATCAGTTGGTGCCGGACGGCAAGGGTGGCACTCATCCACGCTTCACCTGCAACCTGTACCTGTCGGTGCGCGCCGACGCGTTACGTGTGCTGCAGGATCTATCCACGGCATTCCGAGGGATGGCGTACTGGGCTGGCGGTTCGGTTACAGCTATTTGCGATATGCCAGAGGACCCGGTCTACACCTATTCCAATGCCAACGTCATCGATGGCAAGTTCAGCTACTTCGGATCCTCGAAAAAGACTCGCTACACCGTCGCCCTGGTGAGCTGGAACGACCCAACAGACTTCTACCGGCAGAAGGTCGAATATGTTGATGATCAGGTAGGGATCAGCCGATACGGTATTCAGCAGACCGAAATTACGGCTACGGGCTGCACATCCCAGGCCCAGGCCCAGCGCATCGGCAAGTGGGCTCTGCTCACTAACCGCTTGGAGACGGAGAGCGTGGGGTTCTCGGTTGGCCTCGATGGCACACTGGCGCGGCCAGGGCAGATTATTCGGATTGCAGACAATGACCGGGCCGGCCGGCGTATTGGAGGCCGCCTTCGTTCGTCGACGCTGGATACGCTCGTCCTTGATGCGGATGTGACGGCGTACCCGGGCGACACAATCACGCTGATTATGCCGAACGGCAAGGCCGTCTCCCGGGCGGTCAAGTCCGTTGGTTACCCGCTGACCTGGGATAGCACAGGCATCACCTGGGACAATGGCAATATCACGATGGACACGACCGGCTTCCCGTCGGATGTGCAGCAAGTGGTACTGGCCGAGCCGCTGGCAGATCTACCGCCCACGCATTCGATGTGGGCAATCGACTCGACGACGCTGGCGGTGCAGCAGTTCCGCGTCATGTCGGTGGTTGAGGACTCCTCCGATACCGAGATCAAGTTCAGCATCACCGCGGTCCGCCATAACTCCAGCAAATACAGCGCGATCGACAACGGAAGTAGGATTGAACAGCCTCCAGTGACTGTGATCCCACCGAGCGTACAGCCGCCGCCGGGCAACGTTACCGTCAGCAATGACCACTTCGTCGACCAGGGCAGCGCCGTCAGCGTTATGACGATTGCCTGGGAGAAGCCCGAAGCAGCAATCGCCTATGAGGTTTACTGGCGAAAGAACGATGGGGATTGGATATTCGCGGGCCGCACCGGCACCACGTCGATTGACGTGAGCGGAATCTACGCGGGGCGTTACGTGGCCAAGGTGCGCGCGATCAACTCGCTCGACATCGGCTCTGTATTCGCCACCTCGGCAGAGACCATTCTGAACGGGAAGACCACGCCACCGCCGACGGTATCCTCGTTCACGGCCCAGTCAATCGTGTTTGGCATAAAGCTGCAGTGGTCGATCCCTCAGGACCTCAGCACCGCTGACTTGCAGCGCACGGAAATCTGGTACAGCGAAACCACCGATATTGCCAGCGCAGTCAAGTTCGGCGATTACGCGAACCCGCAGACAGACCTGACGATCATGGGCCTGGCCGCCGGCAAGCGTTTCTTCTTCTGGGCGCGCTTGGTGGATCGTATCGGCAACATGGGCGCTTTCTACGGCCCGGTTAACGGCCAATCGTCCTCGGATGCCGGCCCCATTCTTGATTACCTGACCGACCAGATTTCGGAGACGCAGCTGAGTCAGCACCTGCTGGAAAAGATCGAGACCGGCGGCGGCGCCCAAATCGAAATCGAGGCGTTGAAAACTGAGCTGGCCGCGATGTACAGCATCAAAACTCAGCTCACCGTAGACGGAAAGCCGTACTTGGCAGGTATTGGCGTGGGCGTCGAAAACGACGAGGGGATCATCACCAGCCAGGTGTTAATTGCTGCAAGCCGGTTCGCGATCGTCGATCCAAATACTACGAACGTTTTTTATCCATTTGTGGTGCAGGACAACGCAGCGTACATCGATACGGCCTTCATCCGTGACGGCAGCATAACCATGTTGAAGATCGGCCAGGCCTTACAGTCCGACGACTTCGTTTCAGGAGTTCAAGGTTGGCGTCTAGATAAAGCTGGGAATCTTGAGTTTAACGGGCCAGCACCCGGCGGCGGTCGTCTGACGATGACGAATCGTGCGATCAAGGTCTACGACGAAAACAATGTGAAACGTGTCCAGCTTGGAGATTTGACGGCATGAGTTTCGCCATGAGGATATGGGGGCCAACAGGGAAGTTGCAGCTCGATGAGAACTCATTCACGGTGCGGATTATTTACTCGGTAGTTGTGGCGTTTATAACTGGGGGGAATAGATATATCAGCATTGCAATTCCGGGGGTGTCTCCCGCCACGCACTCCGCAGTTTGCATTCCGATTGGCGCATATCCACAAGATCCGAATGCTCAGAATAACTATGCAATTCAGTATGAGCCGGAAGTTTATAATGGTGGAGTAACGGTTTGGTTTGGAAATAGAGATGCGCCGTTCAATGCCATCAACGGATTGGGGCCTCAGAGACTTCTCGTTATGAAGGACAGATAGATGTCATTCGGGTTAGAGTTCAAGAACGTCAACGATGTAGTAACTCTCGATTCTGAGTTCTCTCGGCTTGTTGTTTTGCAGTCAGGGAGGTACTCGGGAGGCGCAACTTTTTCTCCGGCTATCACCACCCAAGAGCCACCCCTCGTCTTTGTTCGTCCAGATGGCACCACCACTCTGCAATACACCACTATCAATGGTGGCCCTGGGAATTGGACAGGATTCTCCTTTCTGTCATCGGGCGCAGGCAGCTATTTTTGTGCCGCGTTCAAATCGAGGGAAGTGGCAACTTACGGACTGAGGCTATGGAACGGTTCCGGAGGTCTTCTGTTTGATAGTGGAACACCATGTGCACAATTCACTAGAACTATTAGAGCTTGGACTTATCTCGGCTCTAGTAACACTGGTCAAGGAACCACTAGATCTAACTGGACGGCATACTCGCCTTTGGATACTGGTGATTTTGTGATGATTAATAACATCGGAATGGATGTTGGTGGCAACTCAACTAGGGCTGCGAAGCTTTATGTTGTTTGGAATTACGGAAATAACAGGCTTGAGCCTTACATCATCGGAGTAAACAACTCTGTTAGCTTTTATATTCCGATCGTATTTGCAAAACCAATTTCCTAAATTTGCTGTTTAGCCTTGCACAATGTGTGGACAGTTAGCCGCCATGTGCGGATTTTTTCGCCTGAGGAGACACCATGCCTATTACTCAGCAGCAGTTGCTGCAGATCCTCCCGAACGCCGGCCCTCGAGTCGGTATTTTTTTGCCTGCGTTAAACCGCGCCATGCTTCGCTTTGACATCACTACAGTCAGGCGCCAGGCGGCATTCATCGCCCAGGTGGGGCACGAGTCAGGCCAACTGTCGCGCATGTCCGAGAACCTGAACTACAGCGCCGATGCCCTGGCCAATACCTGGCCCGGCCGATATGCAGAGCCATCCGCGGATGGTGGATACCTGAAAGTCAACGTAAAAGGCCGGGCAAGGAACAAGCCAAACGACCTGGCGCTGAGCCTTGCTGGCAAGCCTGAACAGATCGCGAACAACGTATACGCCTCGCGCATGGGCAACGGGTCGCCGGCCACCGGTGATGGATGGAAGTATCGCGGGCGGGGCCTCATTCAGGTTACAGGCAAGTCGAACTACATTGCCGCCGGCGTTTCTTTGCAGCTTGATCTGCGCGCCGAGCCAGATCTCTTGGAGCAGCCGGAATGGGCGGCGATGTCCGCTGCACACTTCTGGAATGCTCGCGGCCTAAACGACCTGGCCGATGATGGGGCGTTTCAAGATATCGGGAGCGTCATCAACACGGGTCAGCGAGGCAAGGTTCCGAATGGTCAGGCTGATCGCCAGGCGCTGTACGAAAAGGCGCTGAAGGTGCTGGCGTGACGCCCGTACAGAAGCTGATCGGCTTGGGGCTGGCACTCCTGCTGGCTCTGGCCATCGGCTTTGGCGGGGCCTGGCAGATTCAGGACTGGCGCATGGGTGAGCAGCTCGCCATGCAGGCCGGCCTGCACAAAGGTGACCTGGCCGCGATCAGCAATGCCGCCGCCGCCCAGGCCCGCAAAGAGCAGGATAAACGCCTGGCCACCGAGCAGCAGCTCGCCGCGCAGGATCAACAACACACCAAGGAGCTATCCGATGCCCAGCGCAACCAGGCTCGCCTGCGCGATCGCCTTGCTACTTCTGATCTGCGGCTGTCAGTTCTCCTCGACGCCACGGACACAGCCAGTCGCTGCGACTTGCCTACCGCCCCCGGCGCCGCAGGCGTGGTTCATGCAGCCCGTAGAGCCCAACTTGACCCAGCGCATGCTCAACGAATTATCGCCATCACCGATGCCGGCGACCAAGGATTGATCGCACTACGGGCCTGCCAGGCGTACGTCAGGGCTGTGGCCCCTTGAGCACCCTCAGCTCGAGCTGCAGCCGCTGGTTTTCCACCCGGAAATGCTCGTTCTGACTTGCGATCATCTTTAGGCCCATGATCTCTTTACTCATTTCTGAGTTGTGGATGTTCGCGCTACTCAGGTTTGCCATAGCCAGCCTGAGTTCCGTTTCGGCCATAGCCTTGCGGGTGACCAGCAAATCGTTCATCTGCACCAGGCCGGCGACGTTCGCCCGCGCCTTACGCAGCATCGCCTGGGTCTGGATCAGCTCGTCCTCGAGCATGGCGCACTGGTGTTGGTACATTTCAAGAGGCGTGGGGCAGCCAAGCCACGTGGAGGTGTCTTCGTCGATGTTCAT